TATATAACAATATTAATTAATATATTTTAAAAAAAAAAGGTAGCCATTTCTGACTACCTATTAAATAGCTAACGGAAAAACCCTAAAACAACATACCTATGAAAAAAAATTATGTTAGCTGATTTTCTTATTGTATGGTTTCTTTGGAAAATTTTTACTTAATACAAAGCTAAAATATTCTTTTTTACTTACAAATTTTCTTTTTAATGGGTGTAAATATTTCATTTTATTTGTATTTTTTCTTTCATAAAAGCTGTATGTGTTTTTATTAACTCTTGTTTTTCTTTTTTTGTATTTACATATTTTGGTATAATTAACCAATATTTTAATTCATTACTGCCAAAAAATTTTTTTAATATCCAACCAAAAGTGTTCATTATTTACTCAATATAGGTTTAAATTTAAAATCTTCTTGTTGTAAATTTATTTGCACAGAAGATCCGTTTAAAGAAGCAGGTACTTCATCATCTAAATCGTAACACGTTTTATCTTGTGGGTTCCATATAAACAACCTGTGACTATTCATATTTATTAATTCAACAATATCTTTATTAGATAGTTCGTTACTAATATTAATCAATTCATCTGTACTCATATTATCTCCAATATAATGAATTAGTTTGCATTTTTGGAACACCATCCCACAACCAAGCATCACGATGACCTATACTTATTCTTGGTTTTTTGTAATTATCCCAACATACATATTTAATTCTACATTTAAAAGGTTTTCCTTCTGATGCAGTATAAGGCACAACACTATCACTGTATTGGCTACTTTTATCGTGTACTATTTTATTTTCAACAGGAACAACCAAAGCACTACCTTTACCAATTCTTTTTTTTACTTTATAAAAATCTATATTTGTTTGATCATAACCCCAAGATGAATAAAAAATATCACCTTCAGTTATATGTCTGTTATCGTATATATATCTACTTGCCATATCCTAATTTTGAATTATAAATAGTATTTATTTGATCAAATCTATTACCTTCTAATCTACCACACAAAGGATAACACATTGATGTAATCTCCATTCCTGATGGTATCAGCAATTTGATTGGTGTTCCGTTTTTTTGTGTAAGCAATAAGTCTTCTGTCAATATTTCAGTAATACGACCACTATATCCCATCACTTCTCTATCTGGCTTATCTAATCGTATATTACCAACATATTTACCACGATAATATATATCAAGATAATAACCGAATATTTTGAATTTTAATTTTCTCATTATTTATTTATTTGATTTTAATTTACAAAATATCTGTATATTCTGCAACTATAAATAATTTATTAATCAATATTTCTTCTTTTGATCTCGTTGAAAACAAGTTTATATTCATTATTATATCTTTTTGAGTAATAAGAAGATTCAGAGATTTTTTCAAGCAAGAAATCAAAGTGTCTTAATAAGTCTTCGTTTGACCAATGTAAATATAGATTTTTCATAATTATTTATTTATTTATTTAATATGAATATATATAAAATCTAAATATAAGTCAACTATCTAATTGCATACCGACCAAAGTTTGGTTGTGATAAAATAGAATAAGTACAATATCTAATGGCATCAATTGTATGATTATTTAAATCAATTGGTATATTAGTTAATTTACCTGCTTTATCTTCTTTCCATTTATAATTTTTAAACTCTCTTATTGTATTTATACTCGTGTCTATAATATGTATTTTGTATCGTTTTAGTAAATCAATACCTGCATTTATACTATCTCTGCCTTTTATACTTGGTCTAATATTCCAACCCATTCTTCTTAACTCTGTAATTATTCGTGGTTCGCTGCTATCTGCATAAATTATCTCCCTCTTAATATTGTCTTTTAAAAATTTATGTATATCATTAGTTGTCATCATTGTTCTATATAAATATTCTTTTATATATAAATCTAGACCATTTATCCATACACCTACTAAAGTTGTTGGATCATTTGTAAAACCAAAGTCCATACCTAATGCTATAAATTTTGCTTGATCAGGTATATAATTACATTCAATAAAATTAAATATAGTTGCTTGACTTATTCCTTTTTCTCCTAATCCATATATTTGCCAATATTGTTGGTCAGTTAATTTTAACCTTTCTATCTCTTGTACTAAACTATCTTCTAAAAAAGGATTGTCTTTATAAGTTGTTTTTAAAAAATCAGCATCTTTTCTTGGTATTATTTTATCATATATCCAATGATATTCTTCACTTGGGTTATAATCAATTATAATTCTATTACTTGTTCTAAACAACAATTGTTGCCAATCTTCCCAATATAACTCATTAGCTTCATTAATAAATAATAAATTTCTTTTTCTTCCTCTAACTTTTACAGGTTGATCAAGAGAAATAAACTCAATTAAATTGCTATTTAAACTATATTCGTTTCTTGATTTGTTGTGATTTTCTTCTAAATAAATATGTTTTTCTCTAAGTATATTTATAAAATCTCTATAAACTGTACCTCGCAAAGCTGGAAAAGTTTTACGACAAATTGTAATAACTTTTTTACTATTTCGTAAGCAATAATAGAAAATAATATAAAGAAGAATATTGTAGGTTTTCCCTGACCTTGTACCACCTTGATTTATTATAATTTTTTTATTTGAATTAACAAGATGCTTAAATACTACATTAGTTTGTATTTTTGTTTGTGTTTTCAATAATCTCTATTTTAACATCACTTGGCACACCATCTGCACCTGTAATTTCTTGTCTTTCAACATAGCCTCTTTTTTTGCCTTTTGTTTTTAAGTAAAATATAGTAGCTGCTGTTGAACCTGCTTTGATTTGTTCAAACAATTTACTTTCTACATAATCTAAACTCATATTGCCAATGTCTTTTACTTGATCAGCAAAATTATCATCTTCTTTTAGATATTTATAAAATGTTGTCCTACCTATTCCTACCTTTTTACAAGCTGTAGTTACAATTCCTAAACTTTGCTCTAAAGCTTCTATTAACCCTTTTTTTATGTGTTCACTTTTGTTCACTTTTTTTGATATTTATTTGTAAATGTAATATACTCAAAATTAAACTCATTTAAAATCTTTTTTATTTTACTCATTGGAAAACTTTGACTTGCATATCCAAGTTTAAATATAAAATTTTTAAAATCAGTTAAGTCTATTTCATTTCTTGTTTGTAAATAATTTTTTATTTCTTTTTTTGTACTTTCTTTTTTTATTCTGTCAAAGTAACTTTCGTATAAATCTTTTTCAAATAAGTCAGTTATTATTTTGTCAAAATTTTTACTATGCTGATCAATAGTTAACTTATTACTTTCTTTATAATTATACTCTCTAATATTATTAACAATTAAATTTTCTAATATTTTGTATTGTTCTTCTTTACTTTCAAATAGGTATGGATAATCTTGATCGACAAGCTCTGGAAAAGTTACTTTATTTGGTGCAACTATAACTTGATCATTTAAAATACTTTCTGCTATGCTAATACAATATGTTTCGTGGCGACTATTTATTACATTACAATGACATTTACTTAATTCATTTATATAATCACTATGCAAACTAAATGATTTTATTTCAACATATTCTTTGTTTACACTTCCTAAATTGCCTTTATCTCCTGCTGTTATTATTACTTTAAATTTATATCCTGCATTATATAACAAATCAAACACTTCAAAAGTATCTTTCCAATTTTTGTAACCATCTAATCTATGATTATAAATAAAAGTATATGTTTCATATTTGTATTTTGATTTTATTTTATTTATATAACCACCTAACTTAACAATTGATTTATCTTCTATTTTTCTTACTTGATCAGGCAACAAAATATCTTTAGCTTCTTCTATCAGCATATTATAACAATGTTGAGTATGAAAATAGTTTAGATCTGCACCTAAAGAACCAATAATTTGATCGTATAAAATATGGGTACAAGGTAAATAATTCGATAAATATTCTAAACTTCTATGTATAACATAGTGATGATAATTTAACACCTTTACTCTTTGATTGTCCAATAAAGTGTCTTGAAAATATCTAATGTGATGTCCTCTTTCAACAACATTATTCCATACTAAATCAATTGCATACTTTTTATATATTTCTCTAAATATATTTGTATTAAAATGTATTACTTGATGTTTTTTAGAGCGTGGTAAAGGTAACCATATTATTTTTACTGACTTATGTAAATCATCTTTGTAATATTTTCTATTCTTATCTAATAAAATAAAAAAATTATATTTACCTGATTTTATTAATTTGTTGCATAATTGTTTTACTATTATATAATTACTATCTGCATTTATGTTATCAACTGACAACATCAGATATACTAATATATTTAATTTTGTATTTTGCACTCTATAATGTTATTATCTACAAATTGATCAATTTCTTTCTGTAACTCTTTATAAGTTTTTTTGCTCATTGTTAGTGTTACTATCACTTTATCTTGTTGTAATATTTCTTTTTCTTCTTCAAAAAAATTTTCTTCAAAATTGTCTGATAAATTTGCTATCAAACCAAAATTGTAAAGTTCTTCTTGTTCCCATTCATTAGCTAATATATCCCAATCCCAATTACCAAAACTTATATTGTCTTTAATTATAAATTCATCTTCTTGTTCTTGTGTAAAACCTAATGCTTTGATTATATAAACATCTTCTAGTCCTGCTTCAATGGCTGCTCTGTATCTCATATTACCACCTAAAATTAAATTATGCTTATTTACAACAATTGGTCTTAGCTCTAACATTTCAGGAAATTGTTTTAAACTTTTTACTAATTTCTTAAACTCTAAATCCTTTATATTTCGTGGATTATTAGGGTTTGCTGTAATTTGATTTATTTTTACTTTTTCTATCATAATTCTCCTCTTAATGTATAACTATCTAAATCTACTTGTTCATCAAAAAATTGCTTATAAATTGCTATAGCTTCGTATGTTTTTTGTTTACCACTTGAATAAAAATCCTCTGTAACATCAAATATACCAATATCTAGGGTTTGTTTATCAATAACTAAAAATTTAAATTGATCAAATGGTTTATTAAACAAAGTGCAATATATAAACACTTGTACATCATAATGTAATTTTTTTGCACCATAACTTGAAAATTTATCTGTAAACATTTCTATGTTTGCTGTTGTTTTTAAATCAACTAATCTATTTGCGCATAAAACATCTGCTTTGGCTCTAAATGGTATGCCTTGTATATATCCTATCTCTGGTACTTCATATTCGCATTTAGTTAATAATTGCATCGCTTGTTCATTTCTAAATAATGCATCTTGTAGTCTTTCTGTTTCAGCTTTTTCTTTCATTGTAAATATAGTATGTTTTTTGTCTATATTTTGTTTGACAAAATCTTTATATTTTTTTGCTACTCTTGATTGACAATCTACAAAAGTGTATTTATGAAATTCTTCTGGTTCAAGTATAGCTAAATGTAACAAACGACCCATTAGCAGAGGTGTAGTTACAGGATCTCCATATTTAACTGTATAATGATAACTTTTTGGACTTTTTAATAGTTTCTTGATCAATGAGCTTGATAGAGTATGTTTACCTAAATAATTGTAATAAAAATCATCACTTAGCATTTTTTTTAATATATCTGCTTTCTCGTAAGTTTTTGAGTCCTGTAGTGTTATGTATTTCATCTAATTGTTTTTTTAATTTTATGTTTTCTTTTAAAACTTCATTGTATTTATCTATGTAATTTTCTTCTAAAAAATTATATTCAGTTAATAACATTGAAGTATAAGACCATAGTTGCCAGAGTAAACTTGTTTTTTTTAAGTTCTCTTTTGTTTTATTTTTTTCATATTCTTCAATAGCAATAGTTGCTAAATAATTGAAATTAGCTTTAAATATTTCAAATTGGATTTTCATTATTTATTTATTTATACAAATATAATTATAAACTATTTAAGTTTGTAATAATTGAATATTTTTGGTTGATCAAGTAACATTCTTTTCTAACTTTTTGTGAGTTCCATAATGTAGTTTTTGGACACCATATTTGTTTAATTGTTGTAATATCTTCCCATTTTTTTTTTGGATTATTTAACCAAAATAAATAATTAGCTCTTGAATCATTTACAAAATACAATTTGACAATTTTATCATCCATCGCCATTAATTTATCATATTTGTATTTCTCTAACAATTTATCCTCGTAATACTCATTTCTAAATTTCATTTCTATAACACAGGGAAAACCTTTTGGTGTATATCCTTTTGCAT